ATTAATTAGAATTGAAAAAGAAAATACAAACACTTACTTTTCAATAGAACTAAAACAATATAAAGTTGACTACAAGTACGGCATCAATAATATAAAAATTAATGAAGCAAAAGCATTTATGAATACAGCAACTGGAATTGTAAATACGATGTATACAACAAATATGCCTCATCAACTTTCAGAAGATTCAAAAGTACTAGTTACGCAATTTGAAAAAACAGAGTTTAATAAGTCAGATAATCATGTAAACATTTTTAAAATAATAAGTTCTAACTCGTTTTCCATAGAGACCCCATGGATAACTCTTGTTCAAAATCAAGATGGAACGTTTAAAGAAAAATATTCCTATGGATTAGGAATAAATGGAGTTGGTATTTTAGATTTTTATACTACTCTATACTCTCCTTTGACAGCAGAGCCAGGAGAAATTGTTGATGTCGGTATAAACATTCCAGCATTTGTTTCAAGATTTGGAAACCCCGTATCAGATTTCTTTGGATCTTTATCAGATTTAAGAATGTATATTGGCGGAGATAAGAATGGCACATCGACATTCACTGGAAGAATATACAATATCGGTCTATGCACCGCATACAATTTCCAAAAAATTAGATCACTATTTAACGAAATTGGTGTACCAATATGGAACGAAGACCTCTTTGCTGTTTATCAAAATAACCAGTTAATAAATATAGATGGAGGATTGGACACTACATCTATTCAGAATCCGATTGGAACATATACGGTAAACGGAGCAATCTCTGGCGGAGGAGTTGTAGTTCTTGAAGAAGACTCTCTGCTAGATCATGTTGCAAGTTATACAATTTTGCCAGAAACAATTTTTGATACATACAAACTTACAGTTTCTGCAAATGCATACTGGGAAGACCAGTTGCCACTAACATATTTTGCTGAATCTGTTATTGATAAAAGAGGTGACCAGTATTTTGATCTTGACTTTATTCAGTTTAACATTGACTATCCAATACCATCAAAAACTATTGCAATAGAAACAACCCCACAGCCATGGACCTATGCAGAACTGGCAAGCGAATATGGTGTTCCAGTTCAAAGAACCTACACATCTCTTGATAATTATTTATTTACAGGATACAACGATTACGAAGATTTAAAAAACAGAGTTTCAAAAGACTACAGGTATGACACAGATGGTGCAGTTGTAAAGACATATGTAACTTTTCAGTATACAGAACTAGGCGCAAACCAAACTTCTTTTTATTTTACAAAAACAGAAAGGCCTTCAAGAAACGGAGTCCTTATTCCTGGGCATGACTGGATGACAACAAAATATGAGGTTGTTGACAATATGATAATATATCCACCATCGGGTGTAGACTTTAATGATTTATCAATTGTTACACACATAGAGATGAATGTAAAAAATTCACAAACAAATAATGTTGCAATTAAAAAACTTACCTACTCATCTCAGGCACTTAATGAATCCGATGCAAGCCCTATTGGAACAAGATTTGGAACATCTATATATCCATATACTAAGACTGGAATTTATTATAACTTTAAAAAGAATAATCCTTTTTCAATCTATACAGGTTCATCACCTTACCTATACCTAACAAAGACAAGTGGAATTCAACTAAAAGGAAAGTATGATCCTCTTGTAAATAGAGGCCTTGTTGTTCCAGTAAACGAAAGTAGATCTGAAGGATTTAAGGTCATAGCCATGCAAATGGCAGTTAGGTTTGATGGAGACTATTTCCCTTATGCTCCAACACAGATATTTGAAGTTCAAAGCAAAGACTCGTACATTAAGTTCTACATGGTTGCCTGCGACCCTTCTGGAAGAAGAGCAAAGATCTATGCCATAGATGCAATGACTGGCCTTATTCAGAACGGCATTGGTTTTTACCTAAATGGAAAGGTAGTAAAAGAGCCAATTCTTACTCTACAAGAGTGGTCATTCCTTGGAATTAATTTTTCAAGTAGTTTGAACTTTTCGTTTTTTGAAGGGGCAGTAAGACTAACAGGTCCACTACTGTTTAACAGCATATCTTACTACCAGTCTACAAACCTTCAAGAGGTACAGAACGTATCCGAAAGACCTTGGTTTAGAGTCAAGGTTCTTGGCTCCTACGGGCTTGACTGGGAATTTTGGAATACTGGCTCATTTAACTGGAATAAGGTTCTTGTTTTGTCCGAAACAAGTTACTATGGTGTAAACCCATCAGACATTTATAAGAGTTATACTGGAACTAATAAGATAATTGTAGATGATGACAGGCCTGTTCGTTTTAGCGAGTACGCATATACGGTGTTCACAGATGTAAATTGGAATCAGTTCGTACAAGATCCAGTGTAATGTGGTATACTTATGGATATGGATTCACTAATAGACCCAAAAACTGGTCAACCAATTGTAAAGAATGTTAGACGACAGGTAATTGAAAAGAATTACGACTGGGGCCTATACGTATATAAAAAGGCTAACGGCAAGTGGTTTACAGATGGCAATGGCTCAGTTCTTAACATCCCATCAGACAAAAATGACATTTCTAGAATTGCAGAACTAAAAAAGACCGCAATGTATTACGGAGATCCAGGAGACGGTACTTGCGTATTTGTTCCAGGTCTAACCAGAGTAACAGAAGAAGAGTATTCAGAGCAAGTTGATCGCTTAAAGGCTGGACTTATTCCTTCTCTTAATGACCTAGGTGCCGTACAAGCAGCAAAAGATACAATTGCTAAATATGGAGACGAGGACTAATCATGCAAGATAATGAATATGAAATCGGCGCAAGAATTGATGAAGCAGCAAAAAAAGACGACACGTTTGCAAAGTCTGATCCATTTAGTGGCAACTGGGATACTTTAAAATCTCTTGACGGACTAGAAGCAAATTTTAAAAGAAGAATAAGCAGATCAGCAACCAAGATGGTTGAGCCAACAACACAATATACAACTGCAGCACTTGCTGGAAAAAGCGGTATTGATGGAGCACAATCAAAAGAAATAAACCCAGGGTTAGTATATGTAAACGGCTATGGAATGTTTGATGTTATCACACCACCATGGAACCTTTATGAATTAGCAAACTACTATGACACATCATTTGCAAACCACGCAGCAATTGATGCAAAGGTAGAAAACATTGTTGGGCTTGGATATGAGTTTAAGGTTTCTCCAAGAACTATGATGAGACTTGAAGCCTCAGAAGACAACAGTGCAACACAGAAAGCACGAAAGAGAATTGAACGAGCAAAAATTGAGATGCGTGACTGGCTAGAGTCTCTTAATGATGACGACTCTTTTACAGCCACAATGGAAAAGGTTTATACAGATCTTCAATCAACAGGAAATGGCTACTTAGAAATTGGAAGAACAACTCGTGGAGAAATTGGATACGTTGGACATATACCAGCAACAACAATGCGAGTACGAAGAATCAAGGATGGCTATGTTCAAATCATTGGAAATAAGATTGTTTACTTCCGTAACTTTGGTGCAAAGAATCAAAACCCACTAACCACAGATGCTAGACCAAATGAAATCATTCACTTCAAGCAGTACTCACCTCTAAACACATTCTACGGAGTGCCAGACATTATGTCGGCCATAAACTCACTACATGGAGACTCTCTTGCTTCACAGTACAATATTGATTACTTTGCAAATAAGGCAGTACCACGTTATGTTGTAACGTTAAAGGGTGCAAAACTTTCTGGAGATGCAGAAGACAAGATGTTTAGATTCTTGCAAACAAGTCTCAGGGGGCAATCGCACAGAACGCTATATATTCCACTTCCAGGTGATAGCGAAAACAACAAGGTTGAATTTAAGATGGAGCCCATCGAAGACGGTATACAGGACGGCTCATTTAAAGAGTATCGTAAGCAAAACCGTGATGATATCCTTGTAGCACATCAAGTTCCACTGTCTAAACTTGGGGGTGGCGATTCTGGATCTATTGCAGCAGCACTTGCACAGGATCGTACCTTTAAGGAGCAGGTTGCAAGACCAGCCCAAAGACAACTTGAAAAAATGATCAATAAAATCATTCGTGAAAAAACAGACATTATTGAATTTGTGTTTAACGAGTTAACACTTACTGACGAAATTGCTCAGTCTCAAATCCTTGAGCGTTATGTTAAGAATCAGATCATGACTCCTAACGAAGCAAGAGTTGTTTTGGATATGCCACAGAGAGATGGTGGCGATGAGGTCTTAGATCTAAGCCCAGCAGCATCGGCGGAAGCAAGAACAACAAGATCAAGAGATGCAGAAAGAACAAATACAAATTCTGATAGCACCTCAACAGTTGCTGGCAGGGCACCAAAGGGAGAGGGACGACAAACTCCATAATGTCCAATATGTCCAATATGTGATATATGTATAAAAAGGGGTTTATAATATAATGGTGAGCAATATATCTAAGGCCCATTGGAATTCAGATGGGGAAAATCTTCGTCTTTCAATGCCTTTTAACAAGGTAGACAAAGAGCGTCGTATCGTTTCGGGTTTTGCGTCACTAGACAACCTTGACAAGCAGATGGACATCGTTACATCTGAAGCATCAATGAATGCATTTGCAAAGTTTCGTGGAAACATTAGAGAAATGCATCAGCCATTAGCAGTTGGCAAGATGGTAAATTTTAAAGAAGATAAGTATTTTGATCCAGAATCAAAGAAGTTCTACAAGGGTGTCTTTGTGTCAGCATATGTTTCAAAGGGTGCACAGGACACATGGGAGAAAGTTCTTGATGGAACTTTAACTGGTTTTTCTATTGGCGGAAGAATGAATAAGTGGGATGATGGTTATGATGAGAAGTCAGACTCACAGATTAGAATTATCAAGGATTATGATTTGGTTGAGTTGAGTCTTGTAGATTCCCCAGCAAATCAGTTTGCAAATATTGTTTCAGTTGAAAAGGTTGATGGCGTAGATGTTATCAAGGCAGATACAACTGTTTTGGAAAATGTCTTTTATGATAAAGAAAACGGAATTGTTATATCATCTGAAAACGATTCAGAAGTTAGCCCCATTACTGGAGAGCAGATGGAAAATATAGGGTTCGTTGAAAAAACGGATGATGAAAAAACAAACATGATAAAATTCTTAGTTGATAGTGCTAAAGGCATTAATACTTCTAAGATTAACAAGGAGGTACAACCTATGACAAAATCAAAAACACAAGTTGAAAAGACAGATGTAGTTGAAGATGTTGTGGT